GTTAATTTTAAATCAATGATTTATATGAGTTTAATATAGTTATCCACTTTTCAACATACACATATTACATAAATACATTAAGAATAATAATAATTATGATGTAATAAGAGTGTGCAAAACTCACATAAAACGTAATTTTTTAAGACAGGAAAAACAAAATTATTTATGAGCGAAGCGAATAATATAAGATTAAATTCCCCGGGCAAAAAAAAACCGCCACAAATCAATTGTAACGGTCTTTTCACTTCAGAGAAGGTACATATTATCACTTTAAAGTAAAATCATCATCAGATAGGCTATAATGTTTCTTAAAATAAGAATCGGTGAATTTAAAGCCCGGGATTTTTGAGAGCTTTTCATCACGTTCAAATAAATCCTTATTATCTTGGTTGCTAAAAATAATGTCGAATTTTATTACATTTTTGGCATTATAATTGATAAGTGTGTAAAAATTTATTAATTCGTTTATGGTTTCCTCAACCAAGCGAATATCTTGTTCGGTAATTTCTCTGCGCACTTTGTAATGAATAGACGCGGCCGCATATGAGCCAATATTTAACTCGGTTGTTAAGGTTTGAGATAAAACGGCTTTTGATATTTCCGTATTACAGACATTAATTAAACCGTTAAACATTTCTTTACTGGCATTACTTTTCATTTCTTGTACCTGCAATTCAATATCTTTAGGATGTATTAAAACATTGTCGCTACTCATTTCAGCAATTTTATCAACCAAATCTTGAACTTCGGTCTTTTCCATGCCTTGGGAATATGAGCCAAGTAAAAACGGTAAACCAAATTTATCAGAAAATTCTTTCCAGCTCCTAAGGCAAGCGGTTTTAAAAGTTACTATCCAATAACATTTTGAGAAAATAGCTTGACCATAAGGAAAAATTTTCGACGCTCCGTATGATGGATTTAAAATTTTAAATTCTGGTACTTTGGTTAAATCAAAACTATCTTTTTTACAATAACCTAATGACATATCAGGAAAAATTTTAAAATCTTCTTGCTTTAGACAAAGAAAACTTTCTGGTATCCATTTACCACTATCAAATTTGTATAAAATTTCAATCGGTTGAAAACCATATAAAGGAGCTTCTAAAATAGAACTAATCAAGCTTTGCAAGTTCATCGATGTCACAAAAATAATAACTTCCTCTAATAAATTTTCATAGCCTTGGACAGGTAAAAATTGATGATTTAAACTTAATACCCCAGATTTTCTTTGTTGAACTACACTCGATAAATGCGGGTCAATTAACAAAGTTCTTAAATTTTCATAAGCTTTTCCGCTTTGGGTAAAAATATAATCTTTATTAGGTAAAAAACCCAAATAATTATCAGAACGCATATTGAGAGTTTTTACAATCATAATCTTATAGCCTCATAATTAATAATCATATTTAATAAACCTTGTGTTATAGCGTTTGGAGTATAAATAACTTGCAAATATTCAGGAAAGCCAGTAAGAGAATAAAAAGAAGAATTAGCAACATTTGAAGCAGAATTAACGGTTATAGTGGTAATTAAGGAATTAGATTTTTTGGGGGAATTCGTGCCGTAAATTTGCAATGTACCATTTAAAGGAATTCCCACCACTCCAGACCAGATTGATTGAATTGAACTTGCTCGCAAATAAAAATTACTACCTGGCTGACTTTTGAAAGTATTATAAAAACCACTTGTTAAAACTGCACCCATAGAACCATTATGAAAAATACTATTTGTCATTTTCAAACTCCTCAAGTGCCTTTAAATTATCAATCATTTGAGATTTTAAATTAGAAAAATTTATTTGCTCAAATTTTTTATTGTCTATAATATCCAAACTATCATAAATTTTTAATAAAATTTCCATTAGTTTCAAAAAATTAAGGGGCGAAGCCGATTTAGATTTTTTTAACACGTCTTCAAATCTATTATAACAATATTCGATTTTATCAACGATTAACGCTTTTAAATCAGCTTCCCTTACCCCTGTGTTATTAAATAAATCCATTAGTACGGACTTGGGAAAAAATCATCCAAGTCATCATTGGTTATTATCCTACCTGCCATATTACCCGAAAAAGAAACATTTTGATTTTGTTTAGCACTTTCAATTATATCATCTGCAACAGGTGCATTTAAATCCCTTTCACCAGAAGCAATTTTTTTTAATTCAGCCAATGCATTAATTCTTGCCCACAATATTGTTGATGGGATATCGACATCCCTATATTCCATTTTATACAAATTAAAAAAAGCAATATCAACGCAAAAAGATTGAATTATTGTACCTGCCGTAACGATTGGCGGGTCAATAGGAACATTAAAACGCTTAACTAAAATCAAATCAATTTCTTCGCTTGCATTGGCACACGCAAGAGCAGTTCTTACCGAATCAATAGTTGTGCCTGTCGGGTCACCTGTCAATATAGCAAGATTTGCGGCAGTTATAACTTGCAATAATTCCACTTCAGTACAATATGGCATTTTACAAACTCACAAATTGAGGAAAAAATAAAACTTCAATATATCCAGCGGCCCCTACGGTTGTTAAGCTGATACCTGCTAATTGTTCGGTTGCGTCTTTAACTTTTGCTTTTCCGTCATTCGCTGAACTTACCCAGTCGCCTGCGTTTATTGCTTCGGAACTTTCAACAATTGCCGTGCCTCCTGCAATTAATGAGCAAATATCACCGCTATCCCATGCAATTTCTGTTACTCCAATCATCAATTCATTTGCGTCTGCATATGCTCCCGACGCTTTAACGAATCGAAACGGCTCAAGGGCTTCGGCACTTGTAACGGAAATATATAAAATTGGATTACTTTTAATGCTTGGTTTTGCCATTTTGATTTACCTTTCTAATAAATTTAAAATAAATTTCATAATTATTTTTTGGGGATTTCTTTGATTTTATACCCAACGAATCGCCCTGTTTCCTTTGGTTTAATTTCTTCAAAGGGCTTCCAACAAAACAAAATCAGGGCTACCAATAAACCCAAAAAAGTAAGTTGTAAATCTTCGGGAATATTAATGCCGTAAACTTGATTTAAGATAAGACAAATTAAACCGATTAAGAGACCAACAAAAGATGTCAAATCATCTCTTGTATTGATTTTTCCGAATGTAAGAACTGAAATAAATTTTCTAATAATTTCAATATATTTAAACATAATAACTCCTTTCTTTTATGCTCCAACGTCATAAATCATGGAAGCCGCTAAATTAGAAACAATCTTAGGTACGTAGTTGTCAGTACATCTAAGAACTTTCATTTTACCACCTACTTCAAAATACGTATCAACTTGGGGCATTCCGTTTTTGCGTAGCAAATAACCGAATGACGGATTAAATTCAGAGCCTTCCCCCGATTGGTCAACGTAAGCCAAGACACAACAATCAGTCCAAATATTTGTCAAAGATTCACCGTTATCAGTGGATTTTTTACCAACGCCAATATAAATATTTGGAATATCTACCATTTGTGAAAACAAATCTTTTGAAACTTTAGTAAAACCAGAGTAAGCAATCATGGCGGTAACTTCAGCACATGCGATTGCAAGTTGATAAGCATCTGCACTTATTACCATTGTGTTCGGGTACATACCGCATTGTGTACGGATTAATTCCCTTGCGGTTTGGATGTTAGCAATCGGCGTGCCTGTAGCGGGGGTCGCCCACGCATTATTTAAATCAACTGGAGCAACATAAGTTCCGACGGTTTGTAATAATGTCGCCATTGCGATTTCTTTTTCCAAGTCGATACCGTCTTTTAATTCCTTAGTTACTCGGCTTTCATAACGTAGGGCTTTTTCGGCTTCCTGTAATTCTTGGTAATCTAAAGACATTTCTAAGTCATGTTCTTTAGTCTCAAAATCAACCGTCGAAAATTCAGTTATTGGTATTCTGTTACTCATTCCCCGTAAAGCTCTGTAGGCTGTTCTTGCGATAAAATTTTCTTTACCGAATGTTGGAATTTTGCCAGCTTGTTTTGAAACTAAAACAGGGGGCATAATCTTCTCACTTACGAAAATTTCATTACTATGACTATTGGCAATTGAACTTAAAACAGGGTCAACAATACGTAAATCTTGCAATCTGTCGGGCATGTTATTTGCTCCTTTCTTTTAAAATTCTCGAAAATGCTACGGCATAATTTACATTATTGACAGTAGCGTAATTTGTAACGAATTCGTGTAATGCTTGGCGGTCATTAAAGTCATCAGGCAAAGTGCCGATTTTGGAAGTTTCCAAATTAGATAATTCTAAATTATCCCCCATAAGATTTGAAAATTTTAAGAGTTTTTCTTGAGCTTTTTGGACGTCAAAAACTTGGACATAATCGTCGTAAAGTTGCAACAAAAAATCCCTGCTAGTCGGTTTCAATTTACCAGACAAAACATGGGAATTTAATTTAGTAGCAAAATCAATTTTATCCTGGCTGTCGTCAACTAAAGAAAAGCCAGAAAAATTAAAACTTAAAACCGTTTGGTTGTCCGACAATTGCAAAGGTTCGAGACCTTTTACGGCTGGCGGGACTGCTCCCAATAATCCAACATGTACCAAATGCGATTTATTGAGCAATGAAACAGAAACATTACGATACCTTTTAAATTTAATATCGTTTATGATTTCTGACGACAAATCACGGGCTGACGCAAGTAAAATTTCCCCTGAAATTTTTAACTTGTCTATCCAGCCATGAGCTGGCGCTTCCACTGTGGGATGACCTTTAACAATTGGCGCAAAATCATTGAATTTTATTCTTTCAGAATAAACGGAAACAATTTCTTCCAGGTCAGATTTAGAAAACGAAACGGGCCCCGATTTCATTTGATAGACCCCCGTCTTAAAAATTTCCATTAACATAGTTTTAGCCTCCAAAAAAAATTTTAAAAATATTGAATTATGCAAAGATAATAAATCAATCAATCATTTCAAAATGAAACAAATCATTGAAATTATTATCCTTAAAATCATTATTATTATTCCAGTCACCTCCCCAACGGATACGTTTATGAATTTTACCATTTTCAAGCAAATTAAAACTAATCGCCTTTAAAATGCCAGCCAAAAAATAAAAATCCCGATAATCGATATTATCAAGTTTACGATAAGGTTTTAAATCAACCGCCATTGAAGGTAATGAATTATGCTTTGAAGCAGGAAATTTTAATTTTGAATGACCCATGTAAAACGCACGATTTTGGGCGTTCTTGCCTCTATGACCGCAAACAACCGAAAAATCATAAATCTTGATGGCTTCAAACAAAATCATATTCAATTCATGGTCGATATCTTTCATTATCTCTACAGATTTTTTACTAAACGCAAACATATTAAATCCCTGGTAATTGTTGGTCGAAAAATGACATTGAACTAAGTCGCTTCGTGGTTCTAAGATAAGCATTGATACCTTTTTTTAAATGCTCGCATAATGCGACGGTTGCCATTACATTTGATTCAGAAAACTCTTTTATTACGCTTGCGAATCCAAAGTAATAATTTTGATATTCAACGGGCAAATCTTTTAAAATGGGGACTTCTTCCGACATAAATAAACCTTTCATTTAATTTTTAAAAATCCATTTTTAAAACAGACAAAACAATCTGTATCTTTATCATATTTTTCTTTATATGTAACCTTAACCAATTTACTTAAATCTGAGCTACTATTTAAAATTTGATTTTTACAAAGCGAATTACAATTTTTATAAACATGAAATAAATTATCTGATCCCCTACCGATAAACAAAACAGGTGTATATTTTGTTGCAATTTTACTTTTCTTTTTAACAAACTTTTTTTTATGTTTAATTAAATTAAAATTCAAATTAAAATCCTTTCTGAATTTGCCTTACTTTACTGCTAAAAAAATCATTAACATTAACTGAGTTACTACCGATAAAATCCCGAATATAAGAAAAAGCGTCTACCATATCATCGTGGCTACCATAGGGAAAACTTCTTAATTCGTCCAAAAAAGATTTTATCCAGACTGCTTTCTCTAATAAATATACTTTACCGTCTATCAAAAACGGTAACATAGAAAACAAACGAATTTCTTTAGATTTTTCAGGTATTAGGGATTTAATAGGAATACCTAAATTTAACAATCTTTGAATCAATGAAACTTGATAGGCTACGCTTTCAATACCTAAACAAATAACTTTGTTATTATTAAAAAATTCAATAGCGAAATTTTCATGCTTATCGGGGGGAATGCGAGCGGAAACAATATTATCAATAAAAACATTATTATTATTATCAAGAAAAAAACTCAAACAGACCGTATAATCAGACCCTTCCTTTACACTTATAGCCAAGTCCATTGTCCCGAATTTTTTTAAAAATATTCCCCTGAATGTCTCACCGCTCGATCGACAAAATAAATTATCATCTACAAAACAGAAATATTTGAAATATGAAATATTAAACCATTCATTTCCCTTTAAACTCGGCTCTTGCTGGTACATGGCATTAAACCAATACGGGGAAATTAATTCTTTAATACTTAATAATTCGGCAAGAGGAAAACGCTCCTCCCAAAGGGCGCATCGTTTTTCATCGATTGCAGGTAACGACAAATGAATTACTTTATTTGAGGGGAGCGATTTTAACAGCCTGCCTGTCAAATCATCTTCTTGCCATCTTGTCATAATTAAAATTAATTTACCATTAGGTTCTAAACGTGTCAAAACAGTAGTACTAAACCATTCGTTTAAACCTTCTTTTGTCAAATCAGATAAAGCCTCTGAAACATTTTTAACGGGGTCGTCAACCAAAATTAAATTAGCTCCCCTACCTGTAAGACTTCCCCCTGCACCAACACTTACCATACTACCAAGTTGGGAAGTAAACCACTCGTTCGCCGATTGCCTTTTTTTCCATATACCTAAATTAAAATAATTCATCATTGATTTATAAACTTCAAAACTTAGCCTACCGAAATAACCTGCAAAATCATCAGAATAAGTAGATAGAATTACCCGATTTTGAGGGAAGTTTAAAAGATACCAAGCGGGGAAATATTTTGAAATTAATTCACTTTTTCCATGCCTTGGGGGCATATTAACAATAAGAACTTTTTTATTACCGAACAATAAATTATAGATTTCATTGCAAATTTTTAACAGGTGCGGTTTTAACTGCCATTTTTCATCAGAAGCAACAATACAAAAACTTGGTAAGGATAAGGACCTTACCAAGTTAATTGGGCTTTTATGGATTCGCTCTGTTACCATAAAACAAATTACAAAAAATTTGCAACAAAAAAAAATTTTATTTTTTGGAGGAAAAAAAATCCCGTTACGGGGGGATGTAACGGGATATTGTTGAGCAGTCCGCAAATAGGACCTATTTTATTTGTTTACTTTGCCGAATACCTTAGACTTTAAATTTTCCCAACCCAAACATTTGTAAAAAATAAACGTATTATCCTGGATTAATTTACAATCTTTTAAAGCATTCAATAAAATACCAAGATTAATATAATCCTCGCTTAAATTTACGTCATTCGCTAATTTATCAAGACTAATTTTTAATTCCATAAAAAACCTTTATTATTTTAAAAGTGAAGTAATTTGATTAATTAAAATTTGATTATGCAGGTCTAAACCTTTTAAAACTTCTTCAATAATCGGCTCAGGCAATTCAAAAGAATAAACGTCATCTCCATAAGAATAGCCCACTATAGTATAACCCTGAGACGAACAATTTATAAATTCCTGTAATGCCTGCTGTTCTTTAAAAAGTTTAGATAACTCTTCAAACTTAACTTCAAAACTTTGCTTTTCCATAAAAAACCCTTTCTTATTGATTAGAAATATAATTTGAAACAATAGATTCGCTAACGTCACCAATTGAGCAAGCAAAATAACCCGAGCTCCAACGAAAATTATCGATACCTAATATTTTTGTAAAATATTTACTTGATTTACATTTAATCCAAGTAATATAATTTTTAAGTGTTACGGTAGATGGAAAGTCAACTAATAAATGGATATGGTCAGAACCTCCATTGCATTTTAATAATTTTACTCCTAAAAATTCTTCAAATTCGCATTTGAAATATTCAAAACAGAAGGCAGTTAAATTTTTTTGTCTGAACTTTGGACAAATTACGATATGCAATTTAATATTAATTTTGTGTCCCATAAAAACCCTTTCTAATAATGTGATTT